TTTTGCCTCAAACCTAAAAAAAATCATCTTGCTGCACTTTTTTACATTTCCCCCTTGACTTTGTACCTAAATTTGGGTACAGTTATTACAACAGGGAAGGCCATGAGGGCCGCCCGCTAAGCCTAAAGGAGGCGAGCAATGAAAGGATCTGAAAAGCAAAGCAAGTGGGCCAACGACATCCAGGCGAAAATGGCGAAAGAAGCCGAGAACTACCTCGGCAAAGTCGCCGCCTACGATGTCATCATCAACAAAATCCTCTCCATCGACCACGCAGAATTCTGGATCGACTACCGCGACTACAGCCTGCAGTACATCCTCCAGTCCCTCCCCACCGGCATCAGAGTTAAGGGCCTCGGATTCAGAAACACCCTCAAGGCCGACCCCAAAACCCTCGAACTCACCGAAACTTGGGAAGAGATCGTCCCCGACGGTAAAGGCGGCCACAAGGTCACCAAAACCAAAATTTGGTAAGTTCCCATCCGCCCCGGCTCCGGCCGGGGCTAACCTCACAAGGAGACCACCATGAAAGACGCCATGTACACCCTTGGCATGCTCTGCCGCGCCATCTGGCCAGACCTCATCGAAAAACCACCGCTGAGCTATTTTGACAAACTTGCCCAGCCTGCCACTTTGCTGGCGCTCATGCTTAAGCATCCGGCCAACAGCAAAGACAAAGAGCAACTTGTGGGCGACCTCGTTGATAGACTCCCTGCAAATTTCCACGATCCGAAAGGCGGGGTGAAGGCCGAAGATCAAAGCGCCTTCTGGCTTGGCTACTACCACCTTCCCACAGCGACTGACGCAGCTAAAAACTGCGGGCCTGCCGAACTGGAAATGGTTGGCAACGCTCTCTTCGGCGACCGGTGGCAAACCGACATGAGCCGCGAACTCGGCTTGTCCGACGCTCGCAGGGTCCGCCAGTGGATGGCCGCGGAAAGGCCGATCCCCGTCGGGGTCTGGGCAGATATCAATCAAATGTTGCGTCAACGCCAACTCTCCATTGATCGGCTCATCCAAAAAATTAATGGTTGATCTTCCGGCCCCCTTTCGGGGGCTTATTTCCTCGCTGAGTTTGTCACCGACCGTGTCCTCGTCAGACAACCGCTCGAGTTGCATAAAAAGATGGTCGTTCAGGTCGGCGAGTTTATTTTTGGTTTTACTGGCCATGATTTTCATCCTCCTCGTCGCCGAGATCGAGAGCGCGGCTGTAGTTGTCAAAAGCTTTGCGGTTAATCCCGAGCGCAAACGATATCAATTCAGCGGACCGCTGCGGGTCACCACCAACTAACTTGATAATCCGGCCGGCCGAGGATCTGGCGACGGCATCGAAAAAATTTTTCAGGTGGGTGGCCCGCTCTGAAAATTCGATTTCAACCCGGCTGCGGGGAATTAGCTCGCCGAGCTCTTTTCGTAGCTTGAGCTCGCGCATTTCGGCATCGGCATTCTTCTGGCGGATCTCGGCGGCCTGTTTCTGCTCGGCCATATTGCGGACGGCGCCGGACCCATCCCTTTTCTGTAGGTGTTCCCGGGCATAACGGTCGACTTCTGCCTGGGCAAATGTACCGTCAGGCCGGGCGCTAATTTTCCCCTCTCGTTTCCAGTGGTCGTAGGCGCTACTTTTGCCTATTTTGTATCCCTCGCCCCCGAGATATTCGATGACATCAAGGATGCTGTCAAAAATTTTCCCGGCTGATTGAGGTTCGGAAGCCGAGGCCAGATATTGTTCGAGGGTTTTTTGTGCCCGCTTCATTTCCTTGATGTTCCGCGCCGTCGGTTTGACAGTGGCTGATTGCCGAGCGTTGTCGACCTGGTCGCGGAGCTGCTGTTCTTTGTCGGTGGTGGAGGATTCGGTCATTATTTTAGTTTTTCCGTGCCCTCATTGCCTGTATCATTTCCAGCCGCTCGTCCCATGGACCATGATCAGCGGGAAAAATTAGTAGCGGATGCAGGTTATCTTGATATTTTAAAAATACTTCGTCCCCCTCTAGGGCCTTGAGCGCCTGAAGTAGTTGGCGGGAGGGAATAGAAATCACCAGACTATCATCACCATCGCAGGGGATAACTGCCTCGGCTGTGCCCAGATCCCCCAGGGCAGAGACTGTGAGGTGGCCGGCGGCATGAATCTGCATGTTGACTGTTTTTCCACCGTCGTCGCTGATCACCCCGCAAGCGGAAAGGGCCTCGATCAGGCGCTTACGATCGACGGTGGTCAGGTGTGGATAGTCGGTCGCGATGACCCGCCGGAAATCAGTATAATCGCCGTCAAAAATGGCCGAATAAATACTAGACCCGGGGCTCACAAAATGAGCGAGCCTGTCATTTTCGACCGACATTTCAATATTCCCAACCACTCCGGCGAGGAGTTTGCAGGTTTTTAATGGCAGAGTAATTGATTTTTCCAGCTGGTAAACTCCATCCAGTGCCATCCCAACCAGGGAGAGTCGATGCCCGTCAATAGCGACGGCGGTCAATCGGTCATTTTCTCGGCAAAAATGTATCCCCCCATATCGCGTCGCCCTGTGCCCGGTCTGGTCGGCTGCGTGGCTACAGGCGTTGATCATTTTTGGCAGGAGTCCAGGGCTGAAGAGGAGCGACTCTTTCAGCCCGGACGCTGGAACTGTAGGGAATTCGTCGGCCGGGAGACAAGAAAATGAATATCGGATACCGTCTCCCTCGATTGTCATCGTCATATTCTCTATCCCGAGTTCGACGGTGTCGACCGGAATGGAATCCAGGGCATCCTTGATCTTCTTCGCCGGCACGCAGGCCTCGCCGCCGGCGGCCGGGACCTCCGCGCCACACTCCGCCGTGGCGAAAAGCTCCAGATCTGTGGCCGTCACCCCGACCGCTCCGCGCAAATAGACGACGATCAGCACGTGCGACAGCACCGGAAGGGTGCTGCGCCGGTCGACCGCGCCGCTGACCCGGTTAATCGCCGATAGTAATTCTTGTCGCTGGACCGAAAACTTCATACTTCCTCCACTCTCGTTAATAACCCCTATCCCTGCCCCTTCGCCGGGCCCCCTTTTTATCCTTCTTTATCGGGAAAACTCTCCAAAAGAGAGTCGCAAGGCGGATGCCGAAGGCGGATCCGCTCGAGCATATCGCGCACACAGGCCGAGCTTTTGCCGATCGCCGCGGCGATCTGGGCCGGGGTGCGTTCGGCGGCGGCCAGCAGCATGCACTGGACGTATTCTTCCGGCTGCCAGCTGGTTTCGTGAATCGGCGTGCCGGCGGTCGGCCGGAAGGTATGCCCGCAGCCGGCGCAAAAAACTTTCCGCAAATCGTGCCAGGCTGCCAGGGCGCGGGCGCCGGTGATGGCCGCCTGGCAGACCGGGCAGACCGGGCCGGCCGGAAGATATGCCCGCTGCATCCATGACCAAGCCGCCGGCCTCACCACTGCGGCGAGTAATTGTTCAAGCGTGACCATCGCTGTAACTCACTGGATTCTTAATAGGTTCCAGTCTTCCGGAACTCAAAAAAATTGCATCGCACGCGTTTTCTGCGCGCTCGCTCGCCCGCAGGCGGTACCCCCGCCGGAAGGACCCGAGCGCCATCACAGGTACCCGTCCTTGGTCAGCCGGTACTCCAGCTCGTGCGCGAATATCCGCTCGAGGTCGGCCATCAGCTGGTCGGTGAATCTATCGTAGATCGCAGAATCGCTGAACATGCTGGCCGGTGAGATCACGGCCTTGATCGCCACTGGGTAGCGGCTCTTGCCCGTGCGTTTCATCACCATCACGTGGCCGCTGCCGGCGGCTTGCATGAACGCGCCTGGCAGCTGGGTGCGGCGGCCCTTGATCACCTCGACCTGCACGCCCTGGAACCTGGAGGCCCGCTTGTTCACCCGGCCCATGGTCCTGGTGATGACCCGGTTGCCTGCATACTGCCTGGCGCCGAAGTAGGACAGCGAAATGGACTGGCCCTTGATAATCAATTCAAAGGTTTCGTAGCCGTGACCCCGTTCTCCGGCCCTGACGCGTAGCCGCTTGTCCAGGTCCTTTTTCTTAATGTTCCACTTCTTGCGGATCTCGTTACTCACCTCCGTTCTTGCCCGCTGCCGCACCTTGCCCATGGTCGAGTAAATCGCCTTCTTGACCAGGCCGGCCGTTTCATCACAGGCGGCATCGAGGGCGTCCTTAAAAACGTCGACATCAAAATAAATCAGCTCGTTTCCTCGACTCATCGCCTATCTCCTTCTGTCCGGGATGTCCGGGCTTGTCCGGGGTAAAAACCCCCTGCCCGGACAGGATTTCTTAAATAATTTCGAGGGTTTTTCCTCTATTGTCCGGGATGTCCGGGATAATTTAAACTCCCAAGGATATTTTTCCTTTTTTGTTTCGATGTTTTATTGCTTACCTGCGTGTGTGCGTACGTGAGGCAATAGAAAATACCCCGGACATCCCGGACAGATTCCCGCAAAGCCGCTGCAGCTCTATGTCTCCGGTGTCCGGGCAGCCTCATTTTTGCCCGGACAAGCCCGGACACCCCGGACAGAACAAAGGGAAATTGCGTCATGGATGTGCCCGCGAGCCTCAAAATCTTTGTCCCGGCTTTCGATCCAGCGCAATGTGGTGCAGACCTCGGAAATGATTCTGTCTTTCTGCCGGAGCTCACAGGCAAGCATCTCGGCGGCTTCTGCTGGGTGTTCTTTGATAATTTTGGCGTATTTATCCACCGGTTTTCCCCTTTGGATTGATCCGGCACGGCGCTTGCGAGATACATCATGATACGGTCTCCGGTATGGTGGGGGGCGGGGGCGGGGCGGGGGCGGGGCTGTCGGCCTCGAGTTTTTCGTCGACGAGCCGGAAACCCACATAGGCATTCTTGCGCGCCCCTGGCGCGTAATCATCACAGATCTTGCCATCCCTTACGGGGATAGCAAGATCGCTCAGCAAACGCAGAAACTCCTTGCGGAAGAACGGCTCCCCGAAGGGCTGCAGCCCCCACAACCGGCAGCGCTTGGCGTACTCCTCCCAAACCTTGTCTTTGGCCGTCCTGGAGTCGGGATCGGCCACCAGGTGCTGCTCAATGAAATAAAGCACGTTGTTGTTGGTCCGCTTATAATCGTACAGCGAGGCCTCCATTGACCTCGACGGATTAAACCCTTCTCCGTTGAGTATTTCCAGGCCCATCAGCGACCAGGCGAAGATGCCAGATAACTCAGAGAGCAGCTTCGCTTCAAGGTTCAGGTCGGCGCGCCCCTGCTTGTAGAATTGCTGGGTCATCTCCACCACCATCACTTTACGGAACCAGCCGTCCGAATTATCCATCACCCGCGGCAGGCGGTTGGTGCTATAGACCAGCTTGCAGACCGGGACAAAATCGAACGGCGTCTGGTTTTTAAAGGCCGCCGCCACAGGATCACCGGAGACGATCGCTTTGATCTCCATCGACTGCATCGCCTTGCTCTCGACCTCCGTGCTCATGTTCAGCAACTTGTCGACCAGGCGGCTCAGGTAAAACTGATCCTCCAGTTTCCCCATCGGGATATGGCTACAGTTCTCCTCGCCGACCAGGTGGCGCAGCACCGACATCAACTTCGATTTCCCGTCGCCACCAGGGCCGTAGAGCAGCAACCATTTCTCGTGGCGTGTGTCCCGGACCATGCAATACCCGAAAAACTTCTGAATTTCCCGGATCGTCTCCGGATCCCGGACCGCCTCATCGAGGAAGCTCTTCCACCTGGGGCAATCCTGGACGTTTCGGGGGTCGAAGGTCACCCCAAGGCAATGGGTGGCATAGTGTTCTTGCGCGTGTGGTAGCAATTGCCCGGTCACCAGGTTGAACATGCCGTTCTGCAGGCAGATCAGCTCCGGGTTATCATTCAGCGCGCGCCCCACCGGCAACACGCTCAAATCCCGCACCATCGCCGCCACGTCGGCCGCCTTGGCGCTGTTACCTTCATCGCCCAGCATGCGCAACGCCTTGGCGCGGATGTGCTGCAGGTCATATTGCTCCCAGTGCTTGCCGTTCCAGCGATAGGTCAGTCCGGTCAATGGGTCGGAGAGGATGCTGATATCCTGCATGATCGCCTCGGCCAGTCGCGCCGGCATGAATTTGCGCCCCTTGAAAAAACGGTCGACGCCCGGATCCCGCTCCGGTTCCTGCTCCGGCTCGACGGTCAGGGCCGAGGCGAGTAGATCGTTCAGGTCGCCGACCGTCATTTCGTGTCGGCAAAAAAAATCGGTCAGGTCCTGGCCGTGGTCTTTCGGATAATGCCCGGGGAGCGTCGTCACTCATCCCCTCCCATCCATTCCGGCCACTGAATCACCCGCACGCTCCTGGCATGCTCGGCGATGCTCTTGGCCGCCTTCAGCGCTCCGTTAAACCCGGCCTTGTCCGCATCGTAGGCTATTGCCACATCGCGCCCGGCGAACTCCGAGCTGAATTCCTCCGGCCATGTCCCTGCTCCGGCGGTCTGCGTCACCGCGCTCAGGCCATGGCTCAGGGCGCAAAGTAAATCGCTCTCCCCCTCCACCAGCCAGAGCAACCCCTTGCCCCAAAACGGTGGCGCCGGGTAAAGTCGGGTCCGGCCGTAGTCGAGGGGCAGCGCCCCACAGCTCGAACACACCTTCGCTTTGTTTTTTTTGGTCCAGGTCGCCGCGCAGATGTGGCATTTCGGATCGTACCAGCTGATCATTTTCAGCCGGTCGGCCCCAGGTTGGTAAAGTCTGATATTACAAAGCTTCCCCTGGGCGTCGCGGATCGGGAACGCTATTTTGCTGTGTTTGCCGCCGGCCAGGTATTCGCGCAGATCCATTTTCTTGATCGCCGCCTCGGTCCAGCGGCGTTTTTCAATCAATTCCTGGAGACGTTCCGTGGGGAGCGGGGGCAGGGCCTCGAGGATCTCCTCGGGGATAAATATTTCAGCCGGGCGCTCGGGTTTCGGCGCGCTGGCCGGCGCTCTGGCGCGTTTTTCCCGCGGGAGCGCATCAGACCCCTCGCCGAACTCGGTCTTGAACGCCTTGATGTCCTGGTGATCATGGCCGGTCACCTCGGCCCACAATTTCACCAGGTCGCCGCCGAAGCCGCAGCTCTGGCACTTGCACCAGTCGGCGCCGTAATGATAAACGAACGACGCTGACGATTTATCGCCATGCACCGGACAAAAGCCGTGCAACTTGGCCCCTCCGTAGTCGCGCTCAACCCGGAACAGCCCCTCGGCGATCGCCTTGCATTCGCCCGAGCCGAGATTCTCCAGCGCCCAGCCCATCAGTCCACCTCAGCAAAAATAGACCGAGGCGGCCTGATGCGCCCGGCCGGTTGCCGCAGATCCCGAACACAGGCCTCGATCTCGGCCACCACCGGCACAAATTCAACGCCGCGCAGATGTTCTAGCTCGAGTTCCTCGCGCTGCTCCGGGTCGACCACCCCGAGCAGGCCGCCATCAACAAAAAGGTAGTAACTCAAAACAGGCCTCCCTGACATTCCATGGGAGCCACCGGCGGCGAGTTGTAGCGCCGCAGCCCCTGCCGCAGGGCCAGCACCATGCTCGAGCAGGCCGCCGCGACCCCGGACTGATCCTGGTTCTGGTCGCAGGTCTCGATCTCACGCCAACAGGCCATCACTCGCGGCCACTGCTCGGTATCATACTCCTGCAGCCACTCCAGCAAATCATCCGGAATATTGTCCGCCATCCAGTACAGCACCTGGTCGACCTGGCGTTTTGCGGTCTGGAAACAGTAGGGCCGCGGGGCAGTCCGCGCCCGGTGCAGAGCCAGCCCCGGAATGGTCGCGGCCAGGCCCATCAGGACACCTGCCCCTCTCTCCGGATCTGCTCGGCGTAGCAATAAAACTCCTCGGCATTTTCCAGCGTCTCGCAGACATAGAGTTCCGGCGCCGAACGCCTGATCATGCCCAGGACCATTGACGGCGTTCCTGGCTCGATCAGCGCGCCGGCTGAATTTTTGATCAGGGTCGTGGTCTCAAATTTCGTTCCGCAGCTGATCATGGTTTTCCCTCCTGTGTTTTTCCGGCCGGGCAGGTCGCGCACTCCAGCCCGCACGGCTCACAATTTTTCTGGCGCGTCACCGGGCAGACAAAACAGCTGCCGGCCGGCGCGGGTTCTGCCGGGTAATGTTCGCACCCGGTGATCTGCCCGCGTGGCGTGTTGATGACTCCCGCCCCGCAGATCTCACAGTAGCGATGGCTCATCTCAGGTACTCCTCGCTCAAAATCCAGCGCCCAACGCGCGCCCTCTCGCTGCCGGCGGTCAGAACAACCGTTCCGTCCGGGGTAATTATCGTGCGCCAGGGCAACCCGTTGCGCCGGCAGGTTCCCCCGTTCCAGCGCCACCTGTCGATCGTGGCGCTGATCAGCGCCACCACCAGGAGCAGCGCCGAAAACGCCAGGAATATCGCCATCGCCGCGCCAAATATCATCAGGGAAAAATCCATATCAACCTCCGAGCGACAAAAACGGCGCCAGTGTCACCAATAACGCCACCAGCACCACCAACAGCAGAAGCAACCAATCGTACATTTTTATTTCCCAGTGCCTCCGTGCCGGTGTCACGGGCGCTTGAACGCTCAACACTCGGCACGGCTAGAGCAGCCCCGTGAACCCGACAAGGCAATGGATCGATAGGAGCGCAAAGAGGGCGCAAACAGAGAGGTAGGCAACGGCATCCAGCATCACAATCCTCCGGTCAAAAATGGCCCGGGAGTAGGAGGTGGACTCCCGGGCATTGCATGCCCACCTCGTGGTCACAATAATTTGCCGGGTCGAGGATGGAGGAGGGGGTTGCCACCCTCGACCCGGCGCGGCATCGCTGCCGCTAACTGTTGTGGGGCTCCCGCTTGCGCTCCTGTTGCTGCTCATGGCGGGCAATCGCCTGCTGGCAGCGGGCACGAAACGAGCCGGGCGTGATCGGTTCCGGGCCGGCCTCCGGTTGGTCGCCTCCCGGCCCTTGCAGCAACCTGGACAGCATCCCCTCGATGCGGTCCAGTTGAGCATGTAGTTGCTGCAGAGGGTCAGCCATTGCCCCCCGCATAAATTCGGTTGTAATCGGCGGTCGACTCGCGGATGACCGCGAGCAGCTCCGCCACGCTGAGCTCGTCGAGTGAACGGTCCAGAAGTCGGCCGGCCAGCATCATCTGGTAGCCGCTGTTGCACCCGCAGACCCCGCCGATCTCCTGGCAGGCGTCATGCAACGCTAAAACGTCCATCAGGCGACCTCCCGGCCCGGCCCCGCCGGCATGTGCGCCCAGTACACGGGGGCGCAGATATCCCCTTCCGGGATCTGGTAGATATCCATCCAGACGCCATTCTCGCACCAGCTCACAGACACCTCTCCGCCCTGGTCGCAAACCAGCACAAGCTCGTCATCTTCCGGGCGGTTGTCAGCAAGCCGGGTCCATTTGATCTGCTCGGTCATATCGCCTCCCTGTGGTCGGGTTTGTGGTGGCCGTTGCGCTCAACCTTGGCCTGCTGGCGGATATGGATTTCTAGGTGCTCTTCCTCTGTCAGGGCACGGCAACCTTTGAGCCGGGCAAAGAGTTCCTCGACACAGCGCGGAACATCGATAATCTGCTCCAGTTTGGCGAATAACGTCTCTTTGTAGCAGGGCGAATTCTCTGGTTCTTTCACGCTAAAAATTCGCGCGAGGATGTCCGCCGCCTTAATCGCCTCGCTCATCTCTTCGCGCAATTTGTTCAGGATGGCCGAGGGATTGTCGTTGATATTGTTCAGCGGCTCGAAGGCCCTGGGAATGATGCGCTGACAGATGGGGCTTGCAAATAACGCATATAGGAGGATCGACCGATCATCAAGCGCATCTGAAATTTTAATGAGAGTTTCGTCGGAAGGCTTTATTAAATCATTTTCGATTTTACTTATTGTTGACGGGGCAGTACCTACTGCCAAGGCGAGCGCTTCCCCTGTCATTTTCTTTGATTTTCTAGATACTGCTATTTTTTTTCCGAGAGTCATAACCTTCCCTTGTTTCTGTTTAGGAAATTTATAGATTCTTTTTGCGAAAGTGTCAATAATAATTATTCTTTTTTTTGAACTATTTTAGCAGTAAAGCCCCTTTTTTCTGTCCTATCGATTTGTTTTTACTTGGTTATTTCTTTTTTTGAAAGTTATTTTATTTTATTGAAATATGCTGTAAGTTTCCCCATATGCGAATCGATATGAAACAGGTCGGCGGGAGAATAAGACAGGTCAGAAATGACCGAGGACTGAGCCAAGACGTTCTTGGGGAGAAACTCGGGGTCCAATCGGCAACGGTATCAAAATACGAAAACGGTCATGTTGACCCTGGCACTATTGGCCTCTCAATAATCGCCGAACTCGGTAATGTCACCCTCGATTGGCTCATCACCGGCAAAAACACCACGCAGAGACAAGCCGAATTAACAGTCGAGGATATATTTGCCCAGGCGATCAACCACCCTGAATTGCTCGATCGCATCAAACAGCACGTTGTCACCACTATCCGCGAAGAGAGCCCCAGGTACGGACCTGGTCCTCTGACCGATGAGGAACAACTGCTTATTGAGAACTACCGGCAGGCCAGCCCGGCATTCCGCCAGGCAGCAGCAACCATGATCGAAACATCAGCCAAAGAGTTGCGGGCAAAAGATGGAGGGGGCTCAGACTTGAAGGCGGAGAACTCCGCATAGAACTGAGGCGGCTTGGCTGGCAGGTTATATAGACATTAACAATTAAAAGGAGGAGGGGAATGATCAGAAATTTAGGCTTTCTCGTAGCCTTGCTTTTATCAATTTTTGTTTTTGCCATCACCGCTTTTGCCGATATCCGGAGGCAATGCGAGGACAAGTGGGGCACGAATTACCAGATGGTCAAGTTCTGCATCGATCAGCAAAGGGAAGCAAAGGCGGAGATAGAACATCAGCCGGCCTCTCCTGAAATCCAGGAGATGTGTGAGGATAAGTGGGGCACAAATTATCAGATGATCAAGTTTTGCATCGGCCAGCAGGAAGACTCAAAACAAATGATTGAGCAGGGAACTTCCGACCCCGAGATCCAGGAATATTGCGAGGGCAAATGGGACACCAATTACCAGATGGTCAAGTTCTGCATTGAACAGCAAACCAAGGCTAAAAGGGAACTTCAATCATATTAAATAGACCGGCGCCATCTACATTCGGCAGCCTGTCCCGCGTGACGGTCGCGGGGAAATAACAACCAAGGGGAGGGGAAATGCTGAAAACGATCCTTTATCTGTCCATTCTATTGCTGGCCGGCTGCGGCTATGCTCAACCGATTATCAACACCAGCAGCCCCGACGTGGCGACAGTCGGAGATACGGTAACCCTGGATGCGTCCAAAACCGTGCGCGATGATGACACCACCTACACCTGGACGATCGACAAGGCGCCCTATAACAGCACTGCGACCATCGACAACCCCCACGCCAAAAGGACCACGTTCACGCCTGACGTGGTGGGACGATACGAAATCACCATCACCGTCGCCAATGAGGTTTGGTCGGATACCGAAACGATCACCCTGACCGTCATCCCAGAGCTGGCCGACGGCGTCAATGAAATCGGGGTCCTGGTCCTGCACAATGAAGATACCCTGCTGGGCTGGCAGATCGGCTACACCCTGGACGAAGCCAGCCAGATTATCGCTCTGGAATATCCGAGCCTGGTCGATGGTTGGGGAGAAGGCGGCGTTGTCGCCACCGTGATCAATGTCCCGGTCGCCAACCTCTCCCGGCCCGAGCTCTACCAGGTGGTTAATTGGGAGGTCGGCCTGAAACCGACCGAATGAACGTCATTCAGTTGCCCGCCGGGGCTCGCCAATCTCACACCCCCTCCGAGAGCGGCTGCAGCCCTGGCGGGCAGAAAATCCGTCATAAATTAATGACCCATTGAGGATCCAATACCGCATGGCCATCCGGGAGCATCCCACAAAGGGCCCAGGCTGGTGGCAAATACGCATCAGCCAGGGATACCGCAAGCCGGAAAAAAACTATGTTTTCCGCGGCACAGAGGCCGAGGCCTGCGCCTTTGAAGCCGAAATCAAAGGCATCCCCCAGGAGAAGGCCGATCAGCGCATGAATGACGTTCTCGGCCGCTTCCTGGATTGGTATACCGTCAACAAGGCCGCCCGTACTGTCAGCGAAGCCCATAAAATGTTGCCGAAAGTGATCGCCGCCGTCGGCAATAAACATCTCAGCCTGCTCCGGCAATCCGACTGGACCCGCTACAAACAGCAGCGCCTCGAGGATGGAGTTAAAAAACGCACCATCAATGTGGAGCTCTCCTATGTGCGCAGCCTGCTCAAATACGCGCGCGATGAAATCCAGATCCCCGTCGGAGATTTGCCAAAACTCTACACCAAAAACCAAACCCTGCCGCCGCCGACAACGCCCCTCACGCCGGAAGAGACCCTGCGGCTGCTGGGCGAGCTGGAGGGCGATAAACGCATCATCGTTATGCTCTACGCCTATTGCGGTCTGCGGCGCACGGAAGGGCTCACCCTCAAGCGGAAAAATATTGACCTGCAGGCCGGCCTGCTGCATGTCACCGGCAAGGGCAATAAAAGCCGCATCGTCCCGATCGTGGGGAAAGAGCTGCTTGAACTGCTGGAACATGCCTGCGCCGGCAAAAAAAACGATGACTGGCTATTCCCCAACCCGCAAGCCGAAAAAAACGGGGCCCCACAGCAACCTTACAAGGATCTGAGGGGCTCCCTCAAAAACGCCGCCAAACGCGCCGGAATCAGCAAGGACGTCTGGAACCATCTCCTGCGCCACTCAGGGGCCACGGCGGCGATCCAGGCCGGGGTCAGCCTGCGCGAACTTCAGGACATCCTCGGCCATACAGATATCCGGATGACCGAGATCTACACCCACATATCCGCCGATATGCTCAAGTCGTCCGCCTCAAAAATCGCGGCCCTCTACGATGGCGCACAGACAAACACCTCCGGAATATCCGGCAGTAGAAAGGCGGAAAAGAACAATGTATATCAGCTAGATAGGAAACGGAAAAAATAATTCGTAATCAGTAGGTCGTCGGTTCAAGTCCGATGGGCGGCTCCAAAAATCAACGGGTTAGCGATTTTCGCTAACCCGTTTTGCGTTTGAAATTCCGGATAATTCCGGATGCTGGGAGGGCTGTTTTTATCCCCGTCCGATCACCCGCACCACATCCATGGTCTGATAATCCCCCGGGCTGAGCTTGACCTGCTGCAGCTCGGCGGTCTCCCCGGCAAGGAAGCCGAGGGTGACGCCGTCGGCGAACTGCAGGTCGGCCTGGTCGATGTAGAGCTCGGCCTCGAAGATCCAGGCGCGGCGTTTGTACTGCGCCAGGTAGAAATCCCGCAGGCTCTCGGCCATGGTCTGGCCGGTGACGAAGTCGAAGCGGAACAGCTCGGGGCGCTCCTGGACGCCGTAATCGGTGATGCTGTCGGCGTCGCTGTCGCTGGCCGCCTGCCGGTAGGCCTCGGCGCCGGCCGACTGCGACCAGTCGCGATCGTAGAGCAGGTCGATGGTATTGATGATCTCGGTGTAGTCGCTCTTGCGCCGAGAGATCGCCTTACGCCCGCCTGATTGCCGGCAGGCGGCGACGCCACGCACGGATAATATACTGTCCGGCCGCACGATCAACGTCGGGACGCCGAGCAGCACCCGGAAATAGCAGCGCAGCTGGAAGGCCAGGGTCGCCAGCCAGTCGATCGCCGGCTTGTACTCGGTGATCGCGCCGTTGATGGCGTAAGAGCCCGGCAGCGCGCCGGAGAGTATCGTTGCCGGCCAGCTGCCGATGCGGGCGATAATGTCGTCGCAGGCCTGCGCCGGAGTGCGGACGCGGGTCAGGTTGACCAGGACCGCGTCGCCCACCAGGGTGTTGGCGGTGGAGTTGCCGGAGAGGGTGACCGTGCCTGCCTTGACCACCGACCCGGTCCGGTCGACGGTGCCGGTTTTGGTGACCGTGCCCGACTTGCTGACGCTTCCGGAGCGGTCGACGTCGCCACTTAAGCCAATCGCCCCCGATCGATCCACATCTCCTGACAGATCGATGGTTCCGCTGCGGGAGACGGTGCCAGTCTTGTCAATGGTCCCCGAGCGCCCGACGGTGCCGCCCTTGGTGACATCTCCTGACAGGTTCACATCACCGCCCAAGGTGATATTGCCGGAGCGACTGACCCCGCCGGTCTTGCCGACGGTGCCGGAGAGCGAGGCGCTGCCGCTCTTGGCCACAGACCCGGATTTGTAGGCCCCGCCGCTCTTGCTGACGTTGGCGTCGGTGTTCGAAGTGTCGGTATCGTATTGGACCTCGAGCCAGGCGTCGCGGATCGTGGTGCTATAGGGAGAGGTGCCGCCCGAGAGATACAGAGTTTTGCCGATCAGGTCGTTCCAGCTATTGATGTTGACCCAGCCGGTGTAGCGGGTTACCGGGACGCTTGACGCCGCACCGGTGGTGCCCGCCGAGGTCAGGCCATATTTAATGGCATAATTATACTGGGCGCCCCCATAACGCACCGCTCCGCGATATCGGATCGGGTTCCCCCCCTGGCTGAAGGATGTGACCCGGGTGCAGCGGACATCATCTGTCGTATGCAAACTCTCGACGGTTTCAAACTGGCCATCGATCAGGTTGTTTGGGAAGCTGACCGACCCTGCTGTCACCACCGCCTCCTGCAGCGGAACATAAGCGATCAGCGTCGATCCGCCGTGCGTGTGCCCTGGGTCATTGACGGAGATGTTGTCGCCGACAGCCAGGGTGCCGTTGCTGACCGAGATGGTGTCCGAAACCGACAGGGTGTTGTTGCTGACCCCCAGGGTATCGACGATGGTCATCAGGTCCGAGACGCTCAGGGTGTCGAGCAGTGACAGCCCGTTGTTGACGGTGATGCCATCCAGGATGGTGAGCAGATCATCGATGCCGATGGTGTCGTTGATGGTGAGGGTGTCGCCAATGCCCAGGGAATTAACCACCGTCAGCCCGTCACTGACCCCCAGGGTGTTGAGGATGGTCAGCAGGTCGTCGACTCCGATCCCGTCATCGATACCGAGCGTATCGAGAATCCCCAGGGTGTCCTGGACCGTGATGCCGTCATTGAGTAATAGATCGACCGCCTGGCTGACGGTGATGTAGCCCGGCAGAGTGACAACAGCCAGTCCGGGGTATCCGGCGTGCTCATCGCCGCTCTGCCCGGTGTAGGCGGTGGCGATGGCGGTAATATCCACCTCGGCCTGACCGACCACGCCGAATATTTTATCGATCGAATCGACCGGACAATCGGCCACCAGATAAGCGAATTCGGTCTTGACCTGCCAGGCGATCGCCCCTTTCAGGTGGGTGGCGGCGATGGTGGTGTTGACGCCCCGCGTCACGGTCAGGGAGTCGCCGGCGATGGCGTCGATCTCAAGCTGCTCGTCATCGATCTGCAGCACCATGCCGACGCTCAGCCCGGCGGTATCGGAGACCGGGACGCTGGTGGTGGTGGCGTTGACGTTATTCGGCAGGCTGGTCTGCACGCCGGCGTCCACCGCCAGGGCCGGTAGCCGCTTGACCGTGCCAAAGGGGATCGGAATCACCTTGCCCACGTCGTCCGGATCGGCGCTGGGGTAATCGGCCCGGCTCACCTTGGCGCCGACATAGCCGCGCAGCCGCAGGGTTTCGTCCTGCAGCACCAGGTGCACGCTGGTCTCGTCGGGCAGGGACACATCGTAAACGTAGGCGCGGAACATTTCCTGCGGCGGGGCCGTGGCGGCGTCGAGGCCGCGGAACCACAGGTAGAGCGACGCGGGGGACCTCTCCAGGTCGCTGGCCGTGGCCAGGTCGGCCATATTCGGAGAGCTGTCCAGATCGACCAGCAGCTCGGCATCGAAATCGGCCACCAGGATCTCGTTCAGCGAATTCTGCAGCCCCTCGGTCAGCCGGCCCCAGGAGGCGACCCAGGGGAGCGTGGTCGGTCCGCCGTCCCAGCCGTCCACGGTAAAAGCGCTGTCGCTGAGGTAATAATCGCTGCCGCCGACGGTGAGCTTGAGGATCCAGACCGGGGCGGCCCCGGTCTTTTTGTTCATCTCGGCGAGAAATGCGGCGGGGAAAATCCTCATTTATGCCCTCAGTTTGAACCGGAATTTACCACCGAAGGTCCCGTCGGGCCGCCAGCCCAGGTAGCACTGGAACCACAGGAACAGCCCGGAATTGAAATGGTGTTGGTACGACACGAACGGCAGCAGCAGCCACCGCCACCGCCGCACCGCCCAGGTGCCGCCCTCCTGCAAAACGGTGTCCGGGTTGCCTCGCACCGTCCGGTATCGCGGGTCACCATCAAAGCCGATGATGTAGGCGGTGAAGTCGTGCGCCGGGTTGCGAATCCAATAACGAATCCGCTGGTTGGCCGGGAGGCTGGTCGGATAGTATTTTTTCGCTGTGGCGGTGTAATCCGCTTTGCGGCTGTTGCTGAAAATGGCCATCAGCCAGTGCCAGGGGTTGAGCCGGCAATATGGCTTTTTTTTATTTTGCATTCCTTGATGCCTCCAATAGCCCAGAATCAACTGCGATAAGGAAAAGAATAAGCAGATACGCTGGTCATCACCCGGTTGCCGATGCCGGAATAAGCCACCGCGCAGAACAGGCCAAGCTCGGGGGACCAAACAACGCTAGCCCAGTTACTGTCGGCGGCGCTGGCGCGGGTCGTCCAGTTGACGCCATCTGGGCTGGTCATCACCCGGTTGCCGATGCCGGAATAAGCCACCGCGCAGAACAGGCCAAGCTCGGGGGACCAAACAACGCTAGCCCAGTCATTGTCGGCGGCGCTGGCGCGGGTCGTCCAGTTGACGCCATCTGGGCTGGTCATCACCCGGTTGCCGATGCCGGAATAAGCCACCGCGCAGAACAGGCCAAGCTCGGGGGACCAAACAACGCTCCGCCAGTTATTGTCTGCGGGTCGTCCAGTTGATGCCATCTGGGCTGGTCATCACCCGGTTGCCGATGCCGGAATAAGCCACCGCGCAGAACAGGCCAAGCTCGGGGGACCAAACAACGCTGAACCAGCTGTTAGCGCTGGCGCTGGCGCGGGCCGTCCAGTTGACGCCATCTGGGCTGGTCATCACCCGGTTGCCGGTACCGGCGCTGGCCACCGCGCAGAACAGCCCCAACTCCGGGGACCAAACAACGCTCCGCCAATCATTATCTGCGGCGCTATTGCGCAGGGTCCAGTTGACGCCATCTGGGCTGGTCATCGCCCGGTTTCCGGTACCGGTACTGGCAACCGCGCAGAACAGCCCCAACTCCGGGGACCAGGCAACGCTGGTCCATGAGTTGTCTGCGGCGCTATTGCGCAGGGTCCAGTTGACGCCATCTGGGCTGGTCATCGCCCGGTTTCCGGTACCGGAATAAGCCACCGCGCAGAATAGCCCCAACTCCGCAGACCAGGCCACATATAGCCAGTTATTGTCAGCGCTGTTACTACTGAGCCATGCCGCACCGATCACATAATTACGCAGTGCGACATTCGGCCTGGCGATCGCGGCATCCTCAAGAGCCGCCACCCGGTTCTGGGCGTCGTCTGCTGTGCCCTTGAGATTTTCGAGGTTTTGATCCATCTCAGCATGTGTGAGTGCCAAGCCCTTG